TCCATATTCTTCAGTAGCCATTGCAAGACCTATCGCATTCTTAGCCATTGCTATTGGCGAGTAACCAACTAGTCCATCAAATCCAAGTCCAGGAATATGAAGCACTTCTCTAGGAGATAAAACAACAATTGAGTTTTCTTTTGCATTGGCTTCATCCGTACTTCTCGAATAACTGTAAAAAAGGTGACCTTCATCATCTCTATCTACCGTCATTTTGTTTGCCATTAGAGGATATAAAGCGATAATCTCACCTTTACCATTTCTAATGATTTGAGCATAAGCATTACCCCATAAAAGCAAATGAGTCATTAGCGTTTCTCTAAATACAAATGAACTCATTTCAGGATTTGGTTCATCATGTAATAAACGGTATAAGTTACTATCCAGTGCTTTTTCTTTACTTCCATCATCCTTGTATTTATAAAAATGAAGTGGAAGCCCAGCTACAGCCTCAGCCAAGATACGAACACAAGAATATACTGCAGTCATCTGCATAGCACTTCGTTCTGTCACAGCCTTTCCAGCAGTTGAACCCCCCATATAAAATGTATAATTGCTTCCAACTGTTCTGTTTTCAGGCTTGTCTCTAGCCTTTCTGATTCCGCTAAATAAACCCATGTATATTCCTCCTTAAATAAATAAAAGACCTCTTGAATCGTATACAGATTCAGAAGATCCTTCATTTCTTATTGCTCTGTCAAGTGCCATTACTGTAGCTACCGCACCGTCAATCTTTTCTGTGGATTTTGATTTATCCATCTTGATGTTTCCAGCAGGATCAGTTCTAACACAAACATTGTCCATCATCCAATGTAGTACTGGATGTTCATAGTGTTTTATTCTCTTTTCAAGAACCAAATTCATTAGTTCTTTTGTTGCAGGACTCATATCCTTGAAACCTTGTCCAAATGGAACTACTGTAAATCCCATTCCGTCTAGGTCTTGAGTCATTTGAACTGCACCCCATCTATCAAATGCAATTTCTTTGATGTTATACTTCTTGCCTAGCTCTTCAATGAACCTCTCGATGAAACCATAATGAATTACGTTTCCTTCAGTAGTCTCAATGAAGCCTTGTTTCACCCATAGGTTGTACGGAACATGATCCTTATCTACTCTTCGTTGCATGTTTTCTTCTGGTATCCAGAAATAAGGCAATATGTAATAGTTGTCATCCCCTTCAATAGGAGGAAACACTAAAACGAAAGCTGTAATATCTGTTGTAGAAGATAAGTCCAGGCCACCATAACAAACTCTACCTTTCAAATCTTCAGGTTTAAAATCTGTCTTACAGCAGTCCCACTTTTCCATAGGCATCCATCTTACTGCTTGTTTTACCCATTGATTAAGTCTTAACTGTCTGAATGTGTTCTCTTCAGCAGGATTCTGTTTCGCTGATTCACAAGCAGCTTTGACCTTATCAATTCCAACAGTAATCCCAAGACTAGGATTTGCTTTCTTCCATACCTTAGGATCTGTCCAGTCATCATTTTCATCAGCACCATATATCACTGGATAAAAAGTTGAATCCACCTTTCTTTCTTCAAGGATATCTTTGGCTTTCTGATGTGTCTCATAACAAATCGATTTAGTATCTGTTCCTGCAGTTGTGATTAGGAAATAAAGTGGTTGCATTCTGGCATCACCTGAACCCTTAGTCATAACATCAAATAACTTTCGGTTAGGTTGAGTATGAAGTTCATCAAACACAACACCATGAATATTAAATCCATGCTTTGAGTAGGCTTCAGCCGATAGAACTTGATAAAAGCTATTCGTAGGAAGATAGATAATTCTCTTTGTTGCTGCTAATATCTTGCATCTTTTACTCAATGCTGGACACATTCGTATCATATCGGCAGCTACTTCAAAGACGATACTCGCTTGTTGTCTATCAGCAGCACATCCATATACTTCAGCTCTTTCCTCATCGTCTCCACAAGTTAAAAGTAAAGCTACTGCTGCAGCAAGCTCACTTTTACCCATCTTCTTTGGTATTTCAATGTACGCAGTATTAAACTGTCTATATCCATTTGGTTTTAATATTCCAAACAGATCTCTAATAATTTGTTCTTGCCAATCAATTAGTTCAAAAGGCTCTCCTGCCCATGTTCCTTTTGTATGGCATAGGCATTCAATAAAATTAACCGCATAATCAGCAGCTTCTTTATTGTAAGTGGAGTCTTTGGCCTTAAACTTGGTTGGCTTATAACTTTTAAGTTTCCTCAAAACCTCCACCTCCATTTATGACAAGAGAAAAAGCCGACTAAATAGCCGACTTTCTCAAATGTTTTTAAGTTATTATTTTCTATTCACCAGTCATTATGAAGTGGACATATTCTTTTTTATGGTCAATCAGAAATGAAACTAGTTCGTAGAACCCATTCTCATCAGCAAGATACTGAACCATGTTTGTATCAAACATATTGGTTAAACCAGTGTCTCTGATTTTAAGAATTTGATTAATAACTTCTGTGGGAATGCTTGAAACTTTCCTGCATTCATCTTCACCATAAACAATGTTAAGTGAGCTCCCGTTATCCCAAGCAACCATAATTGAACCAATATCATCAACTCCTTTGACTGTTCCTTTTGTCCCAATCGGAGGTGCTTGAACATCATCCATTCTTACTAGTTCAATTCTAAGTCCTACAGGATAGTCTTTTCTAATTTTCTCTATGTCAACCTTTCTCATAATTCCTTTCCATCCTTACCAATGAATCTAATCTGTTCAATTGTTCCGTCATGAAATAACTTCAAAGCGTACTCAATTGATTCTTTTTCGGTCCAATGAAGTGAATCCATGTAGTACTTAATTAAGTATTCCATACCAGAATATCTAGTATTTGTTTTCTCGCAAGTTTCTTTTAATTCTGTTCTCAATTCTTCTATTGTTTTAACCATAATCATAACCTCCTTTCACTTGTTGCCTTTAACCAGCAACCAGAAAAACATCACGACAAAGCCAATCAGATAGATCATAAATCACCTCCCTTATCTGCTCGAAACCTTCTTCTTTTGCCCTTTTAAGTCTATCAACGCTTATTTTCATCTTATTTGCTCCTTTTTTGCTTTACAACAATAAAGTAATGATTTTCAATTTCTGTAAAGTAAAAATTATCAAGTTCATAGTCATCTGCTAAACCATTGCCGCCAAATTTTCTTCTTGATTCAAGTACAGGCTTTATGACTGTATCACCATATCCGCTAAATGACGGATCATGTTTTCTTGAAAACTTTTCAGAAATACATCTTTGTATTGCTTCTTTCCTTGTTATGCGCTCAACATCAGGCAGCGATGCTTGGAGCAACTTCTCTTGTTCATCATTTTCGGTATAATACAAACTATACACATTATAAAAACTCCCTTGATTAATCCAACATTTTTTCATTTTTTCACCTCCTTATGCTACTTCTTTATAAATATATTTTATGTAGTGCTTTTGTTCGTCTATCATTTCAAGTTTTGTTTCTTCTTCCTTCATTCCATACCATCTGCATATTATCTCTTTATAATCAACATCATCTTTGACTTGACAATCGGCAACACAAAATCCATAAACAGTATCGATCTCTTCCCCTCTTTCGTCTAAATCAACAACACAAAATTCTTTATATGCTCCTAACCATATTTCTCCGTAATTCTTTACGCCGTCTGTGTAATGTTCTGGGCAATAAACCATTTTTACATAATCGCCTTGGCAATACCCGTATGCCTCGTCTGTATCCCATTGTTTTCCGGTCTTAAAAGTTAAATACTCAGCGGTTGTTTCTTCGGGAAAGGCTTCCGCTTGCGTTGCGTAATTCCGCCAGGGCGAATTGGGTGTCTCATTACAAGCCTTTAACCATTCTGTGATTTCCCTAATCCGGCGGGTATTGTGTATGCTGCTAATTAATCCTAAATCAAATAGCATTGCACCCACACTTGAATATTGGGCATAATCGGATTTATTGACGATATCAACATACATTTCAAGCAGGTTTTCAATTTCGTTCTGTATATTCTGGTATTCCTTTTCATTGAATCCGCTTGAGCGTCTGGATTGAGCTACAATAAACAGATTATAGCAATAATCGCCGCCTTTTTCCGTTAGTCCGTCACCGTCAAAATAATAACTGTTGTCATAACTTTCTGGCGGTACTTCTCTTATTATGTGCTTTTTCATTTTTTTAACCTCCTTAGATTAAAGCGTATACATCATAGCCTTTTTCGCTCAAACTGATTTTAATTAAATCAACTGAGATTTTCTTTCCTTTGTAGATAATGCTATCGCCTAAAAACTC